ACGGTATGCGTATTCAGATTCATAAAATAGATGATAAGATTAAAGTCTATTCCTATAACGAAAAGGACATTACTGATAAATGTGAAGGTCAAGTAAAGGAAATGAAGCAGAAGAAATACGGTGATTGTGTTCTTGATGCAGAATTAATTCTTTTCGAGAAGGATGAACCATTACATAGAGCAGATACAATTGCTCATGTATTCAAAGGTAAATATCCTGATGCTACATTAAGAGCGCACGTCTTTGATATTATGCGACACAATGAGCAGAACCTACTAGAAGAAGAATTAAAAGATAGAATTAATATTCTTTTTAATAATTATTCAATGCATTCATCAGAAGAGATAGCATTTCCTTCTAAAAAAGATACTCGTATTGCTGATAATGTAAAAGACGTGGAAGAATATTCTAAAGAAATTATGGAGATGCCTACATCAGAAGGGGTAGTAATTAAAGATATTACTTCTACTTATTATGTTGGTACTAGAAAGAACCCTAAGTGGATTAAATGGAAGAAGTTTGTAGACTTAGATTTAATTGTATTAGATAAGAAAACTACTAAGAGTAATCTTAATTCATATACTTTAGGGGCTGGGCCAGCAGAAGGAGAAGGTAAATTTTATTCTGAAATAGAAGATAAAATATACATGAATGTTGGTAAAGCATTAAATACTAAAATTAGTGTCGATGTAGGAGATATTGTTCGAGTAAAAGTAGATGAAGTCAAAAAGAATGGAGATAGATATACTCTCTTTTCTGCAAAGGTTATTGAGGTTCCCGAAGTGGAATATCCAGATAAATTAGTTACCTTAGAACTACTTTCTCAAGATACTAAGAAGTCTTTGAATTATGATGTTAAAGCATTAGAAAAAGGAATACAGGTAACTGACCATATTCACGGAGATGCTAATGTTATTATTAAATCCGATATGGATGGTTTTACTATTTATGGTTTTGAAGAAAGTAATCTAATGTCTAAGAATGCATTAGTTGATATTGATGTATGGAAGGCCAAAGCCGAAGAGATTATGAAAACTAAGCAAAGTCTTTTAGCCAATAGTATCTTAAATCATTTAAAAGATATGGGAGCAAAGACTGTTAAAGAATTACATAACTTCTTAGTTAAAAGAAAGAGTTCAGGATATGAAGATGTTGTTCAAGAAGGAATGAAAGGTTTGAAAGACTGGGCTAAACAAAGGGATGGAATAGAATACAACCCTAAGACTAAGAAATTGTTTGCTGATGATTCAAAACTACAAAAAGAACCAGAATTATTGAAAGCATATAAAACTCCTGAAGAGTATAGAGAAGGTGAATTTAAGTTATACTCTAGAGAAGATGATAATTTAAATCTTTCTATATCGGTTGGGGATGAAACAATGCATTGGTATATTGAAATTGGAGAAGAAAACAATCTCTTTGATTTGTTCGGTAAAGCAGGTAAATATCCAGCAGAAGTAGCAAAGAATGTTTCTAAGGAAAAAGTTATTGATTCAGGAAAAATAGGCTTAGGACTACAAAGACATGGCTATCATGAGTATTTCCTAAAAGGTAACAAATTCGAGACTAAATTGCATATAAGAGTATTACCTGTCAAAGATAAGAAAATGTGGCTTGCATGGACTGGATTCAAGCAAAAGCCCGCAAAGAAAGATGATGATGAAGGAATCTGGAATATCTATGAGGATA